TTGATTATCTTTATAAAAAAATGTTCCTCCAACTTTTGTTTTAGCAGAACCAACAGTATTTGCTGATTGGATTAATGTTCCAGTCGCATTTGTAGTATTTCCTGTTGGTGGTGTAAATCCGGTACCATCAGGGTATCTATTAACATTTGAAATTCTTATACTATCTATCCAACCTTGAAAAGCTCTATTAGTATCTGACCTGTGATAACCTATGCTCATTTCTCCATTAGCAAAAGCTGTACTTGTACTTGCACTTTCTGTTCTTGTTTGTACTCCATCAAGATACCATCTATGGTCATTACCTTGTCTTACTGAAGCATAGTGGTGCCAGGCGTCTGAACTTGCTGCTGTACCTGTATTACCAATATGCGACCAGTTTCCAAATGCCTCATAGTTATAAGCACCTAATTTACCACTATCCCATTCCCATTGATATTCTGTTCCTATTTGTAAAATATTATGATTAGTTGGTGTCCAACTACTAGGTTTTCTTGCCCACATTTCAACACAAAAATCTCCTGTGTTTAAATCTTCAAGTGCTTGTATATCGCCAGTCCATAATTTATCTTGGTTTGATGAACTACCATCAAAATAAATTGATGATGAACCATTTTTAGCTTGGTCTGTTTTATGTTGTACTTGTCCTGCTGACTGTATAGTAGAACCTAAAGAACTTTCATCTGTAAAAGTTGTTGAGCCATTAGTTGTATTAGATTGTAATAAAAATTTTGTATTACTGTCATTGGTAAAACAATTACCTGAAATTGCTGTCGCCCAATATCCACTTATTCTATCTCCAGTAGTTTGTGTTCCTAAATTTGTATCGTCTGTAAAAGTTTCAATAAATTGATTTGGTAAATTAAAAGCCGCTGACGATTCGTTAGAAGCTTCTCTTAATGCTAAAGCAGATATATCTGATTTAACTGGTTGTAAATCTGTTTCTGGAGAATGAGCAGTAACCGTTGTTGGTTCCAACGATAATGGTTTTCCATCCGTTCTTATGTTATTTGCAAAATTTCTTTTTAATGTTCCCATATTATCCTACTTTGGTAAATACCTAAAATCTATTTCTGCCGAAGCCGCTGGCGCCAATTGAAAAGTTAAAGTTGTTCCTGATATAGTATAATCTGTAGTTGGCGTCATCAAAATTCCATTGACATGAACTAAAACATCAGCTACTGCTCTTCCTGCTGTAATCGTAAATGCTACAGTTGAACCATCACCTGTTGCTGTTCCATGTGAATATGCTAAACCTAAAGTTGTTGAAGGTAAAGTAACTGTCTTTGAACTTAAATCAAAAGTTGTGTGTATGTGTGAACCTGTAACAGTAGTTTCTGGAATAAAATGATGACCTACTGCTTGACCTTGATATATACAATACATTTCATCTCCACTTACAGGAGCTTCTGACATAGTTAAAGTCCCTCCACTAGCCGTGTATGCTTTACCAGAACCAGGCTCTTGTCTAACATTATTGATAAACAATTCTATAGCATTTTCATTTACAACACTTGTATTCAATGAAAAAGATACAGTTGAACCATCAGGATTAAACGATTGTTTATCCTGTTTATGGTATAATTCTGAAGGTTTATTTCCTATATATGCCATCTTTAATTTTTATTTCCTAATTATTATGTTGATATACTATCAACAGCGCTTACCCAAACATCTGCTGAAGCAGCAACATCAGATTTTACCTTTAATGCGTCCCCATTTTGTACAACAAATCTTGAACCGCCGTCAATAATTTGCAACATACTTCCTTGAGTTATGGGAGCACTTTTAATCAAGTGTATATCATTTGAACCATCATTGATAAAAACATCCACATTGATTGTTCCTGTTGTAACATTACAAACTGAAATTCCTACAATTGTATCATAAGAATCAGCAGTCAATACTGTTTCAGCAGAAGTGCCTACACCGTTTTTGGTATATCTTCTAAAGTTTTGTGCCATTTTTTATTCCTCTTCTATTTATTACAAAGCCACGGCCATTGCAATTGCAAAGCCTGTTGATGTTACCGTACCAGCATTAAATCTTCCTTGCGCTGAACTCCAAATTAATGCATTACCGTCAGCAACACCAGATATATTAACATCTGAAACTGCACCGATTGAATCATTCTCTGTTACTATTTTTACTGCACCAGCAGTATCTAAAACATATGGAGCATTTCCTGTAGTATCATAAGCAAACATACCTTCATAGTTTGTTGCATTTGGAAACGCAGCCGTGCCGGCAAAATTAAATCTTATTTTATTACCTGAACCAGTCAGGTTAAAAGCACCACTTGTTATAGCAGCTGCACTTAAATTTGTTACCGAGTTAGAAGCACCACTAATAGTTTTATTTGTTAGAGTTGCTGATGTATCTTCTAAAACTACCGTACCTGAAGCATTTGGTAAATTAATTGTTCTATCTGCTGTAGGGTCAATAACTCCTAATACTGTTTCAAAATCATCTGAAGTTGCACCTTCAAAAGTAAATGAATTTGTAATTTCAATTGTAGTAGAGTTTACAGTAGTTGTTGTACCTTGTACATTTAAATTTCCTGTAACCGTTAAATTATTTCCTATTGTAACATCATTTGGTAAACCAATAGTTACCGTATTTGCTGTAACAGCTGTTTCTATTTCATTTGCTGTTCCAGAAAATAGTACCGTTTCTCCTAGTGAAACGGTGTCTGTAGCTGAACCATCATTTAATGTAATTGTAGGAAAAGTGTTTGTACCACTTGTTAAATCTTTATTTGTAAATGTTGTTGATGAACTATTAGTTGCAATAGTATTATCAACAGCTAAAGTTATATTTGAACCACTAACGCTTGAAGTAATACCTGTACCACCAAGAATACCTAGAACATCTCCTTTAGCATTTATTGTCGCTAAAGTAGAAGTATCATCTTTTACCTTGATATTTGCTGATAAGATTGAGCCGTCACCTATTGCCGAGTATATTTCGTCAAAGTTTAGGTTGACTTTATTAGCACCTGCACGGAGATTATCACCTGTTCCGTCATTTGCTACTGAACCTCTGTTAATTAAGACTTTTGCCATGGTTTCCTATTCCTTACTACTATTTATAAACATTATTATGGTGTATTATCGTCAAAAGTTATATTATCTTGGTCAAAACTATTTAATGTATTACTGAACAATTGAGCAGACTTAGCAAATTGACTTGGAAATGCATAATTTGTCTTTATTTGTTTACCGTAATTTGTATTAAACATGAATAAAGGTATTTCTGCACCATCCAACTCTGTTTTAGTACCTCTAACTCTTAATGCGTTTAGATTTTGGAAAGAGTGAGCATATGAATCAGCAGCTGATGTACCATAAACTGTATTATGGAATCTATTCATACTACCATATCTAGGTCCTGCGTATGCAAAACCACTCCTTACATCATGCGTATCACCTGAACCATCTGTAAAATTATTTCTTCTTCTACTTAAATAATCAATTACTATATCCTCTCTAGTTAAAGTAACATCTCTAGTATTTGAACTGAAAGGATCCCTATAATCATTACTTACATCTACAGTACCTTTTTCTTTAGCATTTGCTCTTAATGATGTACCATCAGTTTTTGTTCCTAATCTTCTACCAAATACTGATAAGAATAAAGTATTAGCAATTTGTAAGAATGGTACCTCTTCTTTACCTGAAGTAATACCTTTGACTGGACCACCAGCAGTTACAGTTAATTTTGATTCAATATCAACTTGACCTGTAAAATAAAAACCTGCTGTATGCATTGTTTTTTTAAATGCGTCCCGCCAATCTGCAATTGAACGACCAACTTTAATTACATAAGAATAATCTTGATAGTATAAACTATCTTGTACTCTCATTGTTGTTTCAGAAAGTTTACCTCTTTCACTAATAAATTGACCATCTGTATCTGCAATTGAAACTACATCTACTGTAGCAGTAGCAATATCTAATTTTTTAATTGTACATGTACCACTTGTAGCTGATGTTAATGTATCATCTACATTGAAAGTACCTGTTACATCTTTTATTTTTAATAAACCTCTGGCAGTATCAAGACTTACAATTGTTCCTGAACCTCCAGATGAACTTGTTATTGAATCTGCTGCTACAAATGTTCCTGAAACACTTGTTACAATTGCATTTCTAAAGAAACCTAAAACTGGTGGAGTTGGAGCATTTTCATAACCTCTACCTAACTCAACAGTTTTTACTTTTACAATTTTACCAATATCATCACCATAAGCTCTAACAGTACCATTTGAACCTGTTGATGATGTTATCGTAACAGTAGGCAATGATGTATATTGATTACCACCATTTGAAATAAATAAATCTGTAATCATCTGTAAGTCTGTAAATTTTTCTTGTACAATAACATTACCTGAATATTGGTCACCAGCTGTAGTATCATCTTCTAAAACAATTCTATCTCCTGTGGACATTCCAGAACCAGATTCTCCTGAAATTCCTCCATTAACTATTTTAACAAAACCAGCCGCATTTTTACCGTTAGTACCTGTATCATCAAAAACTAATTTATCTCCTATTTGATAATCTGTACCTGCATTATCAATTACTATTTCTGTAATTTTACCTGGACCAATTTCTTGTACTTGGAATAAACCACCTGTACCACCAGCTGTTAAAGTTATAGTGTCTGCTGTTGAGTTTAATGAACCATCATTTGTAATATTTTTATTACCTGGAATACCTGTAATAGTTGCTTTGATATAATAATCATCTGTATCGGATGATGTACCTCTAACTTCTTCACCAACAGTAAAGGTTCCATTTATAGAGTCTTGATTTAAAATTGCCTCACTAACAGTTTCAGCACCAATTTGAAATTGTGATACATTTTCTATAATTGATGTTGCGCCTGAAGATTGACCAGTAATTTTTCTACCAATTAAATCTGTTGGGTTACCGTTAGTACCAATAATCCTTAAAACTTTTAATGTATCAAATTGACCATCGGATGCTTTAAGCATTTGTTCTCTAGGATAAATTGTTTCGGATGTTTCACCAAACAATATTCTAAAAAACATTTCATGGCCTCTTGAAGAACCTTTTGCTCTATATAAAGACTTAATATTTTTTATTAATTTTCTTTTATCAACACCAGCTGTTAAATTTTCTGGAAGTGTTGCTAAAAACTCATCTCTCATTTGAGTTAAGAAATGACTTATAACATTATCAGGGTCCCTAAAATTAACCAAGTCAACAATGTTATTTACTGGATTTGGTTTGTAATTATTAATTACAGCATTACCATTTGAAGTCTGACCTACAATAATTTCATCTCTTATAAATTTATCTTGAGCTGAAATAATTAATCTATTATTATCCAAATCTTCTACTAAAACTTTAGCAGTAGCTTTTGAAGTTTGACCTGTAACTGTTTCACCTCTGGTAAATTTACCATAAGTGGTACTTTCTAATAGTATCTTATCGTCAGCGTCTAGTGATGTAGCTGCCGTATCTTTTCTACTAGCATTTAAAACTAAATTTGATGTTTGTCCTGTTTCTGATTCTAAAGTTATACCATCTGTACCTTGAATTGTGGTTACAGATAACTCTGCTGATTCTAATAATTGATAATAGACTTTAAGAAATTCGGCAAACTTGGGGTGGTCAGCTACTACAAATTCAGGAAGCTGGCTATTAAGTATTGTGGATATTTTATCATTAAATTTTGCCATTGTTCATTAGTAACTAGATGTTGTTGTATAACCTACACCAGCATCCGAGGAACCTCCTACAAAAGTATCTGCTGTAACACCAATAGTTGAATTGGCAATATCTATTTCTACAATTTGGTCTCTTACAGGAACAATATCATTTGAGTTAGGTGTAACAGTTAATTCTATTACAGTTGATGATGTACCTCTTATGTTTGAAATTGAAGCAACATTTAAAGAGTTTAATGTAATTTGTCCTGAAGTGTAATCAATTGTTCCTTGAGTTTCATTTGAGTATGTTCTAATACCTGAAGATAGATAATATCTTCTAACATTACCACTACCATCATCATCTAAAAATTGTTCATAATCACTACCTGTTACCTTGAAACCTGTTGAAGTTAAAATACCACCTGCTGTTGCGTTATGTCCTGTGTGTGGATTAAATAATGCGTTTCTAAAATAGATATCGTATTTTGTTGAAGCTGCTAATGTTGGTGCAAAACTTTTTCTAACTTTTATAGTTGTTATGTTTGATAAAATACTAGTATCTGTATCATCAATAATACCTGTTAATTTAGAATGACGATATATTGAATCAAATTTTTGTAAAGTGTTTGTATTGTAATTTGTAATTGCTGTTGTAATTTCTGACTTTAAAGTATCTTTAGATTTAGTTGTTGATTTTGAATCATACTTAACAGTTGATGTTAATAATACCGAAGTAATCTCGGGGTCAACAATTTGTGGAGATACTGAAGCAACATTATATGGTTTTAATTTTTCAACAATGTCTGCTTTAGTTGTTTCCGTAAGAGTAGAACCTGAAGCTGCTTTAACTCCTATTTTAACAATTCCATATCTTGGTGTTTCATCATCTTCACCACCCCAAGCACTTACTGATAATGCATTAGGATAAATTGATTGTACTAAAGTTTCATAGTCAGTTGTTGTAACTGCTCTATCTTGAGCTGCATATTGTAAAGGTGCATTGTGTTTAATTGATTCTGTAGTTTCACTTTCAGAACCACCTTGAGAATTAGATACTGTTGTTATTGTAACATTTGTAAAACCACCCACATTACCTGCTAATGTAAATGAACTTGCACTATTTGATAATGTTTTATTTGTAACAACATATTCTAAAATTACAATATTACCATCTGATAATGCTTTACCATTTACACCATCGCCAAAATAAACTTCATGTTTATTATCTCGGCCTTCTTGTATAAAATAAACTGTTGATGTATCTGTTACACTATTATAACCACCTGCTAATGAATAAGTATTTGTTGTAGTATCACTATCACTATTTTGAACTTTAACTAATAATGTTGAAGTGTCAGCATTAGAACTTGGAATAATAAATTTTTGGTCAACATCTGTAATATCAACTGTATATTTAAATGTAACTAAAGAGCCTTCGTAAATAGGAACACTAGAAAATTTATAAACACCATTTGAAGGTGTTATTGTAATATCTGAATTGGTAACATATTGATAAGATGTATTGTCAACTGAAGTTGTAAAAATTGTTCCTTTGTTCATTGTAATACTAGAACCTGTTCCATCATTAACAGTAATATCAATTGAAGCCATAGGCGCTCTAGGTGATGTTGGTGTATAACCAATCATCTTTGCTAGTGATACAATATTATTTCTTATGTCAGCACTATCTAAATACAATTCATTAGTTGACATATTAGCAAGGTAAGCTAAGTAGTGTGTGTTGTAAGATAAAATATCTAAAAGAATATTTAATGAACTACCCTCAAAATCGTAATCTTGAAATTGAGTTTGACCTTGTAAAAAGGATTTTAAATTTGTTTTGATTGCGTCAAAATCGTAATCTGAAACTACTAGTTTGTTTGACATTTATTATCTTACCCTTTGTAAAAATGTTTGAACTTGTTGTGGACCAGGAACACCAATAACATAAAAATAGATATCAACAACTAATCTATTTCCATCTTGGTCATCATCAACAGTAACATTTTGTAATTTAATTCTTTGCTCGTAGTTTACCAAAACTTCTTCTATCTTTCTTTGTAGAAATACTTTAGTCATTGGTGTAAATTGTTCAAATAACAACTCTCTTACACCACAACCTAATTCTGGTTGAAATGGTCTCTCATAAAAATTAGTTTGAACTAAATTTTTAACAGCTCTCTTAATAGCAATAATGTTTTCAACTACGGTAACATCATTTGTAACCGTGTTTCTTGCAAAGTCCAAGTCTAAATCTCTAAATGTTCTGGAGTTTCTTGTACTTTTACTTTTTGTTTGAGAGTCATATAATGCCATAACGGTAATATTTATATGACTTTATCAGCCATTTGCAAAAACATTACCAGAACCAGTAGTTAAAGCGCCTGAGTCTGTACTATCACCTATTCTTGCAACTGCTAAACTATGAACATATACATTTGGCGAACCTACATTTACATTTGCTACATGTGGGGCACACGGTGGTGCTGGTGGAAAAGGATGTGATACTGTTGGGTCGCTTACTCTTGCAATCAATATACTATTTGCAAAACAAGTACCTTGACCAGGTGTATCTAGTGTAGTTGTTGATACACAAATATGACCTGTTGTAGTGGTATCACCTTTTCTACTAACGGCTGGCATGTTTAGCTTTTAAAGCCTCTCTTCTTCGTTCTTTAACTAACTCTTGTTTTATCTTTCTACCAATTGGTATCAAAATACCATGACACATTTCTTTACCTTTTTTACTAATATACTTAACACCTATCAATCTATCTTTAAAATTTGATTGTACTGACATTATAGCCTTTTTTAGACTTAATTGTTCAGTTTCTTTTTCGTCACCTGCTTCATTCCAAAACAGGAATTTTCTCATTTTAGCCATCTGAATCCTCCAAAGTACATTTATCACATCTACAATGCCTACAAATTTCGTAAGAATACGATTCGCCTGTTAATCCGTCTTCGGCGTCTTCATTTATTGTATTTCCACAATGACTTGTACGGCCACAATTATTACAATATGTCATAATTACCTTTTTTTTCTGTTTCCTATATTTATATTAAAAACCACACTTCAATTTTGCTGACCGGAGCTCAGCTCTCTTCATATCATCCATAGAATCCATCACCGATTCGCCGATTCGCTCCCAATCCGGGTTAAATTTGCAATTTTCTTTAGTTTTTTCGCATGAAATCAGTAAAAAGAACAAAGCAAGAACAAAAAACTTCAAAAGTCGTTGATAAATAAGGGTTTTTTCTGCCATTTTTTTGATTTTTCGCTTGCTTTTAGTGATATTTATGATAGGATGGACCAATAATATGAAAGGAAACACTATGAAAACTTTATTTTCAATAATAACTATACTTTCAGCAATTATGGCTGTTGGTGCAATTGAAGATTGTGGCGGAAAATGTATGGGAAATGACAATTGGCCATTATTCTTCGTAATGACTGGAATTATGTTGATTTCAGGTATAACAACTTTATATATGGACAGTAAATAATGAGATATAATAAAAAATTGCCTAAAGATAGGCGTAGAAAAGTCTTTGAAAGAGTTGTAAATCCACTTATATTAAAATATTTGTTGGATCCATTTAAATACAAAGGTAATTGTATTTCTGCAAATATACCAATTAAGTATTTACCTTATTTTAAAGAAATATCTGCTTCAAGAAGAGCTAAAAAAATAAGATATAGATATAGAGGAAAATCAAAACCTGGATATGCTAGACCTCAATCGTTTTGTCATATGCATGGTGCTGACACATTTTCAATATATTACAGATAATTAACAAAAAGGAAAAACATTATGATAAAAGTATCACAAAAATGCGAAACACTAGAAGAAGGAATTAAATTCCTAATGGCTGGCGCTAAAGCTGACTATGTAAGATGTTCTACCTCTGATGGTACAAAAGAACTTACTGGTTATTCGTTAGAACAAGTTGACCAATGGGATAAGAAAACATCTATAAGACCTGGTAAAAAGTACATTAAGATTGTACAAGATACTGGTGTTTTTTGTTTTATTGTAAAAGAAGACTTTAAACATTTTAAAAAAGGCGATATATTGAAAGCCGCTGGTTATAATGCGCCTGCTTTAAACTCTGCTAGAGGTAATGTACTTACTGGTAATTACCCAATACAATGGACTGGTCCATTATATCTTAAATAGAAAAACTAGTACCACAACCACACGAACTTGTTGCCTTTGGATTATTAAATACAAAGGCACTTTCAAAATCATCATAAGTATAATCTAATTCCATACCTGCAAGGTATAACTCATAACTTCTATCAACTAATAACATATCATCAATAATTAAATCTTCTCTTTGTTCTTCATCTGAAAAAGACCATTCATAATTAAAACCAGCACAACCACCACCTTTAACATCAAGTCTAACAAATTTCTTATTATGTTTTTTTCTT